GGCGGCAAGATGGCGAAGTTTCATGGGTTCTCCTAGGGTTGAGCGGGATTTGGGTAGGTGGGGGTGGTGGCTGGCCCCGGCCCAACAGTCGGGGCCAGCCATCGGGATTAGAACGGGGGCTCACCGGTGGGGGCGCCCCCGGTGCCCCACGGGTCCTGCGCCGCGTTGGGGACGTTCCCCGAACCGAACGCGGCAGGCTGCGCGGGCTGGCCGTGCTGGGTGGGCTTCGGGTGCAGCCCCCAGGTGTCCACGTTCAGGTTCAGGGCCGCGGCCGGCTGGCCATCGTTCCCGGCCCAGGCGCGCACGCCCGGGCGGCCGGTGAGGGTGAGGAGCTGGCCTTTCTGGACGTGCTCACAGAACGTCTCCGCCTGGTCTCCCCACACGCTGGCTCGCACCCACACGGTGTCGCCTGCATCGACCCATTGGCCTGTCTGCTGGTCGTATCGGCGGGGCGTGTAGGGGACGCTGACGTTTGCGACGGTTTTCCCGGATTGGGTGAATCTCATTTCGGGGTCTGCGGCCGCGTACCCGGTGACCGTCATTTCAAGTTGGGGCCTTGCAGCCATTTCTTTTCCTTCCTGGGGTGCTGTTCATATTCTCGCGTTTTCGCTCGGGTTGCGCGAATCACGACACGCCGGGGCGAGATATTCCGCGATAAGGGTGGCGTCGAAATCAATCAGCCGAATCGGAATGATCTCGTCATCATCGGCCGTCCCCACCGTGGCGAATCGAGTGCGACCGGTCATAACGCCTCCGTATTGGATAGGACCGTGACCCGCTCGGTGAGGATCAATACCCGAAGCGCGATCACCTCGTTATCGAACGGGACTACCTGCGGATTCTCCTGAACGAACCAGGGGAACCGGTTCCCGTCAATGATGATGCTGTTACCGGAAACGGTGATCTCCTTAGCGAACCGCTCACAGTCAACCTCGATGGCGGCAGGGGCCCGGGTGCCTTCGGGCACGTAGCGGACGGTGTACGGCCCTCCACATACGGGAAGAGTGGGGCACCCGGTGAGCGCATGAAAACCCCACCATCGGCCACTGCAAAGCTGGTAGGCGACCCCGTAGGCACTCGTGACGACAGTGCCTTCTGGGAGGTCGTCAACCTGGGCGGGAATGTCTCCAGGCTTGGGGGCTGCGGGGGTCACGATTTCTCCTTTGGGGTGTAGATGATGGTGTACGGCGCCCACCGCGGACTGAGGGTTTCCCGGAGGTCATCACTCCCACCGGCAAGCTCCCATATTCCAGAGTGGGCGCGCTGCCATGCGTCCCCGTCGGCATCGAGGACCACAGTCTTCAAAGGCAGGTCGCCGCCACTCCCCTCCACTGGGCGCCTGTCGGCGGCTTCCTTTAGGTTGTCGATTTCCTCTTCGAGGTCGGCGATGTGATGGATGAGCGCGTAGACGTCTTCGATCGCCCCCAAGTAGGAGCCGGTGTGCTCGTATTCCTTGAGCTTGTCGAGGATAGTGGCCTTGTCGCTCATCGATCTTCTCCTTTGGGGACGTATACGACGATAAACGGCCCGTTCAGGAGGGGCAGGTCTTCTCTCGGGAACGGATTGATGCGGTCCCCCGCCCACCACCAGCCGTCTTCTCGTCGGGACCACGCGTCCCCGTCCCTGTCGATGGCGACCGTCCCTACTGGGAAATTGGCAGTCTTGGAGCCGCCCCAATAGGCGGGCATTCCGCGCATGATTGGGCCGGAGTGCTCCTCGGGATTGTCGTAGGCGGTCATGATGTTCATCGGTTCTCTCCACCCTGGTAGCGGGTGAGCCAGGCGAGGGCGAGGGCCCCGACCTGGGTGACTTCGGCGATGGTGTCGGCCCCGTGGCCGGTGCTGTTGGCGTTGTCGTAGGTGAGGGAGGCAGCCACCTCACCCACCTCCTCAGCCAGGGCGTAGAAGCGGTTTTCGTCCGTCGGACCGTCGCAGTCCAACGTCATCCCCGGGTGCTTGATGGCAGCCCGCTCATACTCGGCGACGAACGCGGCCGCCGGATCCTCGACATCGAGGTGGATCAGTAGGCTGGCGGCGGCTTTGGCGACATCGCGAAGCTCGCTCGCAACCTGCTCCTCGGTCCACGCATAGGGGCCGATCCAATCGTCCCTCTCCTTCTGCCAGGCGATGCAGCAGACGCCAGCGCCGGCAAGTCCTGTCGCCTCCATCATGTCGGCGACGTAGGAAATCGGGTTTAGCGTCGTCAAGACGGGCTCGGTGACAGCCAGTTTGTACTGTTCAGCGATCGGGTGGGTCATTGGTGTTCCTTCCGGTGGGTGTGGGTGATGAGGATGATGGTGATGAGGAGGACGGTCACGCCGCCCCCCGCGGGTGATTGGGGCAGACGACTTCCCCGTCCATGTCGTCGGTGACCTCCCAGCCGAGACGGCGGGCGAGGGCGTGGGAGGCGTTGAGGAGAGTGATGTTCCGAACCTCGTCGTCGGGGCCTTCGGGGAAGTCGATCCGCTCCTCACAGCCGGGCCAGTCACAGGCAATCGACAAGTAGGTGCGCCGAACCGGGATGACCTGGATCATCGCGACCTCGCCTCCACCGAGACGCGCCCCAAGCCGAGGAGGGAGACAGTGCAGAGGTAGGAGAGTCCGAGGCCAGCTACCCACTTCACCCACATCGCGACCGCTAGGGTGCGCACCAGCATGGCGACGGCGATGAACGCGCCGAGCACGCACACTGCGACGAAGGCAAACAGGCAGAGCCACAGGAAGTCGCGTGCGCCCATCACGACTGCCCCCCGTCCTGGAAGAGGTCGGTGGGGTCGGGGTACTGCTGGGGCTGCTCGACGGCCGGCGTCAGGCGGCGCCCGCCGCCGTCCACGCCCAGGTCACGCATGAGCCCATCCACCGTGAACCCCTGAATCGGGAGATGCTGCCCCTGGGCGGCCTTCACCTTCAAGGACCGCAGCCCCGTCAAGTAGGTCTCACCCGGTGCCCGCATCTCCACGGTGCCAGTCACCTCGAACGGCAAGGACTTCTCCGCGCGCACCTTCCACGTCTTGTCCGTCGTCGGCCGGCCGTTCGCCATCACCGTCACCTGCTCCAGGCGGGCGGTCACGAGCACGGGGCCGGGGTGCGAGTTGAGGGCGGTCACGAGCTTGCGCCACTGCCGCTTCGCCGTGTTCCACTGGTCGATCGTCATGGAGGTCTTGCCGCGGCGGATGGTGACGGCTTCCTGCTCGCCGATGAGCATGTCCCAGACGTTGGTGATGGAGTCAACGACGATGCAGTTCGGTTTCCCGCCGCGGGTGGGTTCGGCGCTGGCGTCTCGGACGGCTTGGAGGATGGACGCCATGGTGCCGTCGTGCTCGACGATCTCGTAGCGGGCGCCCGGCAGGGATCCGTACATGTCGGCGTCGCTCTCGCCGACCTCGATCCAGAACGTCCGTCCGATCAGGTCGGAGGCGCTGAACGCTGCGGCGGCGTAGGACTTGCCGGACTTCTCAGCCCCGGCGAGGAGGAGGAACGGCCAGGAGACCTGCCCGGTCGGCTTGCGTGTTTTGAGGGCCATGGTCAGTCCTTGTCTGAGTCGAGGTAGTAGGCGGGGGCGGAGATTTGGTGGACTTCGGCGGGAATACCAGGCCAGTCCCCCGAATCGAGGCAGTCCCGGTACAGGCGCAGTGCCTTCTCCACCTTCACCTTCCCGAGGTCGTCAAAGCTCCAATCCATCTCGCAGACGGACACGAGGTAGGGGGCCCGTTTGGAGACGACGACGTGGAGGAAGCGGGCGTCCTCGCTGGTGAGGTCACGCCAGATGCGCCGGTACCAGGCTCGCTGCACGTCGTAGCCGTAGCGGGCTGCCGCCCTCGTGAAGGCGTCGGGCTGGGCGTCGTCCGTGGTTTTCAGGTCCACCAGGACGTGTGCGCCGTCCCCGCCGGCTGGGGGCATGATCCAGTCCAGGCGGCCGCGCATCCACACACCGGTGCCGGCGTCCTCACTGAACACGCTCACCTCCGGGTCTCCGTCGGCGAAGATGCGACGGCACAGGGGGTGGCCGGTGACGGCGGCGGCGCAGTCGTGGATGGCGTCGTAGACGTCCGCCTTCAACGGGATCCCGCAGTCGGCGCGGACGGCCTCAGCCCACTCGCGGGCCGCCTTCGTCCCCGTCGAACCGGACGCGGACAGCACATCCTCCGGGTAGCACTCCAGGTGCGCACCCACGCCAAGCACGAGCGAGTGGACAGCGCTCCCGAAGTCAAACTCGGGGCGGGGGGCCCGCGGACTGTTCCTGTAGTGGTGGAGGGACGCGGGGGCGTCCAGGATCATCTTGGCTTCGGTGGAGGACAGGGAGCGGTGGGGGGTAGGGTCGGAGTGGTACCACTGCTCGTCGAGGCCGTGATAGATGCCTGGCTTGTCGATGATGAGGCTCATAGCGGGTAGCTCCTTGCTCGGCTGGGCATGGGGGCGGGCTCGACGCAGGGGTGACCCTGCGCGGCCAGTTCGGCGACGGTGGGGTTCCGTTTCCGCTTGGGGCGGGGCTTGATGCCCTGCCGCCTGCGCCTGACTTCGGATCGACGTGCGTTGCCGCACTTCGAGCAGCAGCCTTTTCCCTGGTGGGGGCGGCTGCCGGGCCACTCTTCGGCGTCGGCACTCCGGGGGCGCATGAGGACCCCGCAGGCGGCGCAGTGCTGCGGGATGCCCCAGTCGATGACGGTCCTCACCGGTCGCCCTCCTCGGTGATGCGGATGAGGCAGTGGTCGCGGCGAATGAGGCCAGTGCGGAGGGAGCCGACGTACTCCCAGCCGTCGCGCTCGAGCTTGCGGACCCGGCGGCGACCGATGGGCCCCCAGGTGGGGATCCACTGGGACTCGCAGAGGAAGAGGGTGCTGGTGCTCATGGGGTGTTCCTTTCGGGGATGGGGGGTTAGATGCCGTTGGTGAGTGCGTCGGCATCGACGCTTAGGAGGGTGGCGAGGGCTTCGAGGAGCCTGGCCCGGTGTGTGGCGTGCCGACCGATCGCTCCCCAGGGGGTGTTGGCGTCGAGGTGGCCGGCCCCGCGCCGCTGACGGTCCCGCTCATCGAGGGCCGCGGCCTCCGAGTCCTGGTAGTCGGCGCAGGCGCACAGGAACTCGGCCGCGTCGCCGACATCCACGCCGTCGCCGCCGATGTGGTCGAGGCGGGTCACTTGTCCGCCACCCAAGCCAGCCAGGCGGTGGTCTCCTCGCCTAGCTCGGCGGAGGAGAGGGTGTCGTCCCTGCTAGGGGTGGCCCAGACTCCACCGTCTTCGTTGTCGATACGGGTCCAGGCTCGCCCGGCTTCGTCGCGGACGACGGTGCCGATGGGGAGGACCTGGAGGTCCTCGACGTACATGCGGGCTCGTCCGCAGTTGGCAGCGGTGACGGCGCAGAGGATGGATTCGAGGCGGGTGATCCGGTCGGCGTTCTCCTCGCGCTGGCAGAGTTCAGCAAGGATGTGGGCGCCACGGTCGGCGGCTTCCTTCCACCATTCCTCGAACTTGTCGCGCTCTGCTGTGAGTGTGTCGATGGTGTCGCGCTGTTCGCGGACGGTGGCGGCGAGGGCCTGCTCGCTGAGGGTGGGATCCGCGGCCTGCTCGGCGGCTTTGCGCTGGTCGGCGGCGAGCATGAGGAGGCTGATCGCGCCAATGGGGTCGCTGCCGCTGCGGTCGAGGAGGTCGCGGGCCTTGTCGCCGTAGGTGGCGGTGGCGTCGTCGTAGACCTCCTTGACGGTGGCCAGGTCGCTGGCTGGCCACTGGATGCCTTCGACGTTGAAGCGCTTGGGGTGAAGGTTGACCTTCATTTTTCATGGTCCTTTGTGCTGGGGATTGGGCGGGTTGGGTTGGGGTGCCCGTGTTACCCACATGGATAACCTAGTGCTCCATATGGAGCACGTGCAAGCCGTAAGCGCCCCAGTTACCGAATCGTGACGACGGGGGTGGAGGCGTCTAAGGCCCCTCAGGCACCCTCAAAACGGGCGACCCTACCGGACAACAGACGAAGGGGCGCTAGGCCGCCCTAGGTGGCTTACGCGCACGATTCGGGGCACTCCCGGGGCGACCGTCACCCCCAGGGTGCGACGAACGCGCCAGACGGGCGATCACCTCACGAGCCCGAGCCGCCCCATCACCCGACGACTCAGACGACGGCGCAGCCGTCAACTCAGCCACCGGACGGGCCGGCGGAAGCGCGTCAGCCCACGGCACGCGCCCAGCGCCCAGGGCGTGATCCATCCGGGCCAGCACCTCCGGCAACGGCGTTGATGGCTCCAGCTCGGCCACCTGCACCGCCTGCGCCAACGCAGCGCGCCCATGCCGGTCCGCATCCACGTCGGCCGCGCCGTTGCCGATCGCCCGCAGGAACCCCCGCAGGTACGCCGACTGCTCGAAGCCAGCGCGGCCCTCCGTCGGCAGGCTGTGCCGCTCGCGCCAGGCCCGGATTCGCTCGCCCCGGACGGCCTTCGCGGCCCGGTTCACGTGCTGCGGCTTCGCCGCCCCGTAGGTCTCGACGTCACCGGACGCGACGCGGCGAACCGCCTCCGCGAGCACCTCGTCGGTCATGTCCTGATCCAGGAGCGTCATCCAGGCGCGGATGCGCCGCTTGCCACCCTCGGCGTCAACGATGCCGGGCAGCATCCCGGCGTCCACGAGGATGCCAATCGCCAGACTCACGCCAGTCGCTGTAGCCATCACAGGCCCTCCTTCGCGAACTGCTCGGCCAGGTCGTAGAACACCTGCCCGCCCTGCGGTCGCCCCTGCGGGCGTTGGGCTTGGAGGCGGAGGGTGTCGAACTTCTGGCGGAGCTTGGGGACGCTGAGGACGTTGGCGCGCCAGAAGTCGTTGCCCTCGGCCCAGTCGATGATGCGGGTGATCTCTTCGACGGTGCGGCCGTCGCGGTCGATCATGAGGCGGGCCTGCGTGCGCCAGGCGGCAGTGACGCGTGGAGTGCGTCCGGTGCGACGCTGGACGCTCGCGGCCATGGCGTCGCAGACGGCATCGACGTCGGGGCGGGGGTCTTCGACGGCGCGCAGATCGGCGTCGCCGATCGCTTCACTGTTCCCCTGTTCCCCTGTTCCCC